CTACGCTCTGTTGCCCCAAAGGAAGCCTACTGAGGTATGCAAATACCGTCTAGTACTTCCCCCAGAGTAGCAGAGGAGCGCTTTGAGAAGTTTGATCTTCCGCAAAATACGTCCTATCTGAAAGTTCACTTGCAAGAATTCTAGTATTTCCAGAATCCCCACTCATTAATTTCAGATACGTCTTTGCGATAAGACGATCCTCGTGCTATCGGTCCAAGACCACCGGTCAAGGTGGCTATGTCCGTTAGTACATTTTCAAAGAATCTCTCATCGCTCTGACGAGCTTCTGGAAGCTTCACAGAAAGTGAAGATCTGAAGCTTATCAGTGCCTCCTCGAGTGAAACCAACTCCTCTAAGTTTAGCTTAGCCAGTCTCTCGTCGAGATCCTGGTAAGTAAACCAAAGGAGTCGTGTTCCTCTCTCAGGAGCAGCATGAAGCAGCACATGCATAGGATCTACAAGTTTAAGATCTAAGATTTTAGACCGTAGACTACGCACTGCTGGGTTTATCCACGCCCTGGTCACTAATTTCTCCACCTTTCAGCGTTCAATAGAACCGATTGGTTGACGACCTACAATGAATTCCACATGGGCCTTCGTTAGCTCTGCCACCCTTTTTGGTGTAAGATCTAAAAGACCATCACGGACGCGCGACTGGACTTTAATTTTCATTAAAGGTTCAATTGCTCGTCAGTGGAAATCCACTGTACGAGGGGCCATTGACTGTAAATCAACAGTCTCCCCTTCTAAGCTCTTCTGAAGTATCACAGAAAGCTTAGAGATCGGAATAAGAGCTTCTAATGGTTTAAACTTAAAAGCCATTGGATTCTTAGGATTAATTAGCAGACGCACAACGCTCTCTATCGTAGCCACATGTGACGTCAGCAGACCAGTAACGGTCTTTAACATAGCTGACCTCACATGCTTTGGGTTTAGGACACCTATCCTTTTGCCAGTAGGTAAAAGAATAGTAAGTAGCTTATGGATCGATCCATATCCCTTTGAGGATAAGAAAAGTCCAATGGCTAAACGTCCCTTAGCTCAATCCGATAGAGACTTGAACATTTTCCAAGAAAGACCACTGACATCGATTCCTCGATGCATAGTCCTCTTGGCAAATTCCAAGGTCTCCCCATTAGGTGATATAACGCTCTTTGACATATTAATCCCGACCCCGAGTTTAGACATTACATCCAAATACGAGTCCGCAACCCTTTTGTCAAAGATAACGATATCATCACCTAATACTTCATAATTGGTAGCTCAACGGCTTTTGTAACCACATCGAATATTACATCACTGTAATATAAGATGATGAGTAACAGCTAATAAAGCTCATGAAGAATAAGCACCCATTGGTTGGCCAACAGCATACTTAACCCTCAGATCATCCAGGAACTTCAAGATTCGGAAATTAACGAATCTCAAAGGCTCCAAGACTTCATTCTTTACTAGCCCATAGTGCTCAGCTTGTCTACCTTCCATTGCATAACTGCGACCCAGGAGGATTCCCTCCCAAGCATCAGCCACAGACAATCCTAAACAAGTAGAGACGACACTATGTTGCAACCTCATTGGTAGCCGATCAGTGGCAGATGACAAGTCGAAGCAGTAAGCTTCACCTGACATTTTGCCCTTTTCGGCTCCCCTGGTTACGGCCGCAGTCTGATCAAAAGTCCCGTCATTAGGCAGACCCTTGAGTATCTCGAAGAAGAACTCATGGATCGGCTTAAGGGCGGACTGAGACCAGACATCAACCAAAGCGAATATTCTCAGTTTCCCGGCAGCTTCCTCCTTTGGAGCAAGTTTACCGAGTGGTTTGAATAGGCGTTTTGCAAAAGAGTCCTCCATCATCTTCTCACGTATATCCCTATCTAAAGGATTACGGTAAGAATAATAAGGGCTCCAGAGTCCCAAAGTGCGCATGGCAGAATCAAATAGATAATCCAGTTCAGGATTAGTCTGCTGAATCAAATCATAGATGTAGGTAATCAATCTACGTCCACGATAAGTGGATGTATCAGAATTTAGTAAAACTAAATCGGATAACATTCCATGCCATGACACTTTGGAAGTTGAAGAAGCTTTCCAAATTTTCAAAAGACTATTGGTGGGAAGAGAAGGTTTTCCAGTATACTTGAGCAGACGGTTAGCAGTTATCTGCATCCATCCAGCTCCTATATCTAGATATTCCTCAATTCCCTGAAAAGGATCAGTGATCGTATTCAGTTTCGGTTTGAAATCCATAGAGAGAACTCTATAAAGATTAAACAACGACAACCAAAAACGGGTCACTGACACTCCCCCGCTACACAGACCGCGTCGATCTGACAGGCCTATAATTATAGGCAAGCCAGACTTCGAAAGTCTAGGTAGTGGTAAATCAGGTTCTATCTCGCGAAGAGATCGAACCGGAGTACCGGCCAATTTCCTTTGAAGCGCTAACTGACAAGCTTTCAGATACTTGATGGCAAAGCCTGATCCATTACGTCTCGAAAGAACCGTAATGTAAAGGCCAAACCTCAAGGTCAACTGAAGCTTAGACGTAGTTTTACTCTTCCCTTGATAGATAGACATGACGAGACGTCATGCATATCGATTAAGGAAAGCTCTGAATGCCGAGGCATCAAGAGGTGAGATCAATTTCACTTCCTTGTCCTTAAGCACTCCACTGCTACTTACTGGTGTATGTTTCAAGAGAATTTTCTTTTGTTTCATATCCATTATTTATAAGTAGGAGAGCCAAGCCTCGTACTATTACCATCCTGAGACCTCACCAGGTAGACCAGATTTTAGAAGAGTCACATATTTTATATGAGCTCTCCTATCCTCTGGTTCATCCAGTGTGTCCAGCCTTAGACCGAGAAAGTCTAAGACGATAATAGTTTTTCACGGGCTCCTTGTCCTCCAGTATGGGATCTTATCAAAGACCTTATAACTGGCTGCAGGGGGATCGTTTAAGCATAAGAAAACGCAAAATCTGCGCTGTTCTCTTTCGAGGACGCCAGACCAAACGTTCACTACGGCTAACCTACAGATTCCTTATCAGAATCTGATAGCTGTTAGCTAGCTTTTACTGCGTGCGCCTAGATAAAACTTAAATCTAGTCTAAACCAAACTGAGTACGGGAACCCGTCCAGTCCAGAAACTTTGACTGTCGATTAAGACAGCTGAGTTGCATGACCTTCGCAAAATAAAGGTCCTGGTGTTTTAGTACACCAAGTCCCTCCACTTTACGGAGGGGGCTTATCAACCGCAGCGGTTG